ATTCTAATCGCATGTACTATAGATATTTAATATATTCGTAGATATTTGTCGTTGTTGCTACCAATATAGATAGATCAAAAATAACAATATTAATATTAAAGTTGCATGAATATAATGGCGACGCATATTGATTTTTTCTGTAAAAATGATAGGTCGAGGTTTATATTGTTCTCGATATTCGTCTAAAGCATATGCTAATGATATTTCTTTCTTTCCCAATTTGTGATTTACTTTATTATGTATAAAATGGACCCATCTTACAAAAGATTCTCTGCTATCTAGGTAGGGCGACACTGGATATTTATCCAATAATCTACTAAATTTATTCGAGATATCATCATTTGGAATAAACATTGGCATATTTTGTATCAAATCATAATATTTGCGTTTCGTTACTTTATTTGGATGTAGTGGATATGATTCCGCAACCGTATGTAGAAAAAACCAATAATGTGGTCCCCATATATCTGGATCGAAACGCATTTATTTATATAATTATATAAAGATTTCGCTTTATTATTATTTAGGTTCTCAAAAATAATAATAACATGAATGAAAATTATTGTAACAACTGTGGAAAATTTGGACACTATTATCACCATTGTAAAATGCCTATTACAAGTATTGGTATTATTGTATTTCGTATCAATAAAGAGAATAAGATAGAATATTTGATGATACGACGTAAAGACACACTCGGATATATTGATTTTATGCGGGGCAAATACTCGATTTACAACAAGGATTATATTATGAATATGTTAAAACAGATGACACAAGATGAAAAGGAAGTTCTCAGAAAAAAGGATTTTTATTCCGCTTGGAAACGAATATGGGGGAATCAATACATATCTAATCAATATAAATCCGAAGAAGCGAGTTCTAAAGAAAAATTCATGTTACTGCATAATGGCATTTATTATTTTCAATCGTCCAAAAAATCTGAAAAAACGGAAACGGAATGTTCGGGGGCAGAGGAGCAGTCACTGCCCCCGACAAATAATGATTTTTATACGTTAAATAGTATGATTGATGAAAGTAATCAATATGAGGTATGGAATGAAGCAGAATGGGGATTCCCCAAAGGTCGTCGTAATTACCAGGAAATGGATTTTGAATGTGCACTGCGAGAATTTACAGAAGAAACCGGATACGATTATCGAAATTTGAAAAATGTACAAAATTTGTTGCCATTTGAAGAGATATTTACAGGATCAAATTATAAATCTTATAAACATAAATATTATTTGGCTTATATGGATTATTCTCAATCAGAGAACTTGATGAATATAAAATCGTATCAACAGGAGGAGGTCAGTAAATTAGAGTGGAAAACGTATGAAAAATGCATGAAGTCAATACGTGAATACAATTTAGAAAAAAAACGATTAATTACAAATGTACATAATACTTTGACGCGATATTATTTTACAGACGCGACATAACATTTTTATTTTGTTTTTTATTTGTTACTATAATATAAATAAACTATATCTATATTATGTCGAAAGATCCATCCAATAAAAGAGAAAGATGTAAAAATGGTACACGAAAAAATAAAAAAACTGGATTATGTGAACCTATTTCTGTGGATAAAACTTCTCCAAAAAGGGATGATGAAATCGGAAGTGTAAAATCACCTGATAAAAAAACAGGAAGATGTAAAAAAGGTACACGCCGAAATAAAAAAACTGGTTTATGTGAACCTATTACCAGTAAAACATCTGAAAAGGGAGAGAAGAAAGAAGAGAAGAAAGAAGAAGAAAAGGAGAAAAAGGAAACCATATTAGAAAAAGTGAACGATACATTATTCACCGTACATCCAATGAAAGTAAGTAAAATAAATCCTTTATTACAGGGTTATACTGAAAAGGCTATAAAAAAACCAAAATTAGTTATTGTATGTTCAAAAGACTATAAATTATTAGAGTCCGATATGAAAAGATATAATGAATTGGTTGTTCTCAAAATTCCCGCATTACGAGAAATTTATTCTAAATTGATCCATGATCCATCTGTTATGGAATATGTACCGGGAATTAGATCGAAAGACGATCTGATAAAATTAATTATATGTTTAGAAAATGATAAAAAACGTTTAGAAAGGGTCGTTGTTGGTGCCCCTGTACCAGGGGCCACATTATTTTCACGTTTTTTAAATATAAATCCAACTGTTATTGAAGAACCCAAAGCAGAAGAAGCAAAAGAAGAAAAAGAACCTACAACTGCAGAAGAAGAAATAACTAAAAAGAAAAGATTAGTCATTCGAGAACCTTTACCTGAGACTATTATAGATGAAGAAGTCAAAATAGATATTCCATCTCCTATAGAGGAAAAAGAGGAAGAGAAAGAAGAAGAATCCAAAATAGAAACCGCTCAATCTATTTCCATGGAAGAAGAAAACGTCGAAGAAAAGGAAGAAGAAAAAGTCGAAAAAGATCCAATGCAGATAACAGAAGAAGAAACCATCCAAAAAAATATCCATATTTTCCCCAATAACGTGGAATCCAAAGAATATAATAAAGTTTTATTTGAAAAAGAAAAATTAGAATCAGAGAACTTATCAAAAAACGATTCTCTAGATTTCCTCTATCCTGAATTAAATGATCCTAATTTCAATATTAAAATAGCAAAACGAAAGGAATTTTATGACACACAATATGATGGCGAAATTCATAATATTAAAGAACATGCCAACCTATTATGTAATTCCGATTTTGAACTTCTCCCTCATCAACTTTTTGTAAAAAACTTTCTATCCATGCAAACACCATATAATAGTTTGTTGTTATACCATTCGTTAGGATCAGGCAAATCGTGTAGCAGTATCGGAATTGCAGAGGAAATGCGCTCATATATGAAGCAGATAGGACTCAATCAACACATTTTTGTCATAGCATCCCCGAATGTCCAACAAAATTACCGTCTACAACTCTTTGACGAACGCAAATTACAACTGGAAAATGGTATATGGACATCAAATACTTGTATTGGGAATGCGCTTTTAAAGGAAATCAATCCAACAAATTTGGTAGGTATCCCCAAAGACCGTGTTATAAGTGAAATCAATACTATTATTAACAAACATTACACATTCATGGGTTATACGGAATTGGCAAATTATATAAAACGCCATACCCAAATACCAATAGGTTCTCGTTTTTCTCTAGACGAACAAAAGAAATTACGTATCAAGAAAATACGCAAATATTTCGATAATCGATTGATTATCATTGACGAGGCCCATAATATTCGTATTTCCGAGGATAATAAAGAAGATTCCAAAACAGCCACACTATTGATGGATGTTGCCCGTTATGCCAACAATATGCGATTATTACTTTTATCAGCAACACCCATGTACAATAATTATAAAGAGATTTTATGGTTAACAAATCTCATGAATATGATTGATAAACGTTCTGTCATCGGAGAATCCGACATATTCGATAAGGAAGGAAATTTCTTAGCAGAGAGAACTACCAAAGACGGTAAAAAGATTGAAGGAGGTAGAGAACTTTTACAACGCAAATTGACAGGATATGTTTCTTATGTCCGCGGTGAAAATCCATATTCATTCCCTTTCCGTGTTTATCCGGATGTTTTTTCTTCGGAAAATTCATTAAAGACGATTGTTAGTGCAAACAAATATCCTTCAAAACAATTGAATCATCGATTGATTGAAAAACCCCTGAACAATATTCCTGTTTTCTTACAGCAGATTGGTGATTATCAAGCAAAGGCGTATGATTTTATTATGAATCATCTTCGCAAAAAATCTTATATGAGAGTGAGTAAATTTGGCGAAGTTCGAGAACTTCCCTCGTTTGAAAATATGGAATCATTTGGTTATACTTTATTGATGCAACCATTGGAAGCCCTTAATATTGTATTTCCCAATTCTGCAATCGATAACTTACCTGAAGCAGCGTCCACTGTTTCTGGAGAAGAAGAAAAGGGAGAACAAAAGGAAGAAGAAAAAGAGCCATATCCTGAAGAAAGAAATGAAGAAATCATGAAAGATATTATTGGCAAACGCGGTTTGTATAATATTATGAATCGCAAAGAGGATCGTGCTCCTGTACCTAATATTTATGATTTTGAATATAAACCATCGAATGCGTATGGCTCTATATTCCATCCCGAGAACATTGGAAAATATAGTAGTAAAATTGCCAAAATATGTGATTGTATTCGTAATTCTCAAGGGATTGTCTTGGTTTATACACAATATATTGAGGGTGGTGTTGTTCCCATCGCACTTGCATTAGAAGAAATGGGATTCACCAGGTTTTGTAGTACTGCATCACATGCGAAATCATTATTTAAAACGCCCCCTACAGATCCCATCGATTCTATCACATTAAAACCGTATCGTAAATTTCTAGAAGATGGTGGAAAACGCGAAGATTTCCAAACTGCAAAATATGTAATGATTACTGGTAACAAAGCATTCTCCCCCGATAATTTAGCTGATATCAAACATGTTACAAATCCAAATAATAAAAATGGTGAAAAGGTGAAAGTTGTCTTGATTTCCCGTGCCGGATCCGAAGGATTAGATTTCAAATGCATACGACAAGTTCACATTTTAGAACCCTGGTATAACATGAGTCGTATTGAACAAATTATTGGACGTGGTGTACGTAATTTGAGTCATTGTTCTCTGGAATTCGAAAAACGCAATGTCGAAATTTATTTACATGCTACTTTACCAAGAAACGACGAAGAACCCGCCGATTTATACGTTTATAGATATGCGGAAAACAAAGCTCTTCAAATAGGAAAAGTCACTCGATTATTGAAAGAAATCGCGGTTGATTGTATTTTAAATATTGGACAAACTAATTTTACTGTGGAAAAATTGGCGTCTTTGGCAGAAAATAGAAATATCAAAATTCAATTATCAAGTATGGGTGGAAAAGAGATTGATTTTCAAGTCGGAGATAAACCTTTTACACAAATATGTGATTATATGGATAATTGTGCTTTTACATGTTCTCCGAATGCCACTATTGTAGAATCCGATATTATACAAAATACAT